ACAAGACCCAGCAAGAGGCCGCAACAGCCCAGGGACGCAGGCTCAAGGTGCAGATCGGCTTGGACGGCTGGCCTGTCGAGTGACCGCAGAAGCTGTCATGGGGGGGTATTCAAATGTTTGCAAGTGGTGGGTTGGGCACCGGCGCATGGGATTCAGCTTTTATAAACGGAAATAAAAAAGGTTTTCAGCATGGGAACGAGAGGCCGCGTATCGGCAGCCGCCGTTGCGGTGCAGACGCCTGAGCCGGTTGAAAAGATTCAGCGGCCAGATGCGCCGTATGATCTGACTGACGAGCAGACTGAGGAATGGTGGGCGGTTGTAAACCGGCTGCCTGCGGATTGGTTTCCGCGTGAAACACATGCAATCCTTTCGCAGTATTGTCGGCATGTGGTTGCCGCGCGGCGTCTGGCGCAGCTTGTGGCTGCGGAGGAAGCCGGGGAACTGGACCTTGATCGGTACGATCAGCTTTTGCGGATGCAGGAGCGTGAGGGGCGGGCGCTTTCGTCGCTGGCTACTCGTTTGCGGATCACGCAACAGGCTACCCTGAGCGCTAAGGCCAAGAAGCCAACGCAGGTTCGCAAGCCTTGGGAAGCGTGAAGCGCAAGCCCGCTGTCCAGACGCGGGCGGGGCGGAACATTGATTGGATCGAAGCCTACTGTCGCATCCCGGAAGGGCGGGACGTAGGCAAGCCGGTTAAGTTGCGGGACTGGCAGCGGCACGAGTTGACCCGGATATACGACAACCCGCATGGTACGCGGCGGGCTATCCTGTCATTTGGGCGGAAGAACGGCAAGACGGCGCTGAGTGCGTTCATTCTTTTGCTGCACCTGTGCGGGCCAGAGGCGCGGCCTAACAGCCAGCTATTCAGCGCGGCGCAATCGCGGGATCAGGCGGCAATCCTGTTTTCGCTTGCGGCAAAGACGGTCAGGATGTCGCCTGACCTATCGGCAGTGGTTGTGATCCGGGACACGGCGAAGCAACTGGCCTGCACCGAGTTGGGGACACTGTACCGGGCGCTTTCGGCGGATGCATCGACGGCTTACGGGCTTTCCCCGGTGCTGATCGTGCATGATGAATTAGGGCAGGTTAAGGGGCCGCGTTCGGAATTGTACGAGGCGCTGGAAACGGCAACCGGGGCGCAGGAAAACCCGCTGTCGATTGTCATTTCAACGCAGGCACCGACCGACGCTGATCTGCTGTCGCTGCTGATCGAGGATGGCCTGAGCGGGGAAGACCCGCGTGTGATAGTGTCGCTCTACACGGCTTCTTTGGACTTGGACCCGTTCAGCGAGGAAGCAATCCGGGCGGCAAACCCGGCCTTCGGGGACTTCCAGAACGCGCAAGAGACTTTGGCGATGGCCGAAGATGCGCGGCGTATGCCCAGCCGGGAAAGCGAGTTTCGGAACCTGATCCTGAATCAGCGGGTCGAAAGAAATTCGCCGTTTATCACTAAAAGCGTGTGGAATGCGTGTGACGACCCTGTGTTTCCCCTTGATGAAGGCGCTGTCGTCTATGGTGGGCTAGACCTTTCTGCGGTTAGCGATCTGACGGCATTAGTGCTTGTCTCGCCGGTCGAGGCAAATGGCGAAACTGTATGGCATGTCCACCCGACTTTTTGGCTTCCGGGAACGGGCCTCAAGGAAAAGTCAAGGTTGGACCGCGTACCTTACGACATTTGGGCAAAGGAAGGCCACCTAGAGACCACTCCAGGGCCGACAATCGAATATGAGTATGTCGCGGCGCATTTGAAAAAGGTCTTTGACCGGTATGACGTGCGCAAAATGGCCTTTGACAGGTGGCAGTTTGACTATTTGAAGCCTTGGTTGCTTCAAGCGGGAATGCCTGCCGAATATCTGGACGCGGATGAGGGACTTTTTGAGCGTTTTGGGCAAGGCTACAGAAGCATGTCGCCAGCTTTGCGCGATCTGGAAGGCGTGATTTTGAACGGGCGGCTTGCCCACGGCGGGCAACCTGTCTTAGCCATGTGCGCAGGAAATGCTACCGTTCAAATGGACCCTGCGGGCAACCGGAAGCTTACCAAGATGCAAAGCCGAAGAAGGATTGACGGAATGGTAGCCTTGGCAATGGCAATGTCGGTGGCAGGGACGTGGCAGCAGGCCGACGACGACCAGTCATACCTTGAAACTGGTTCGCTGGTGTTTGTCTGATGGGCGTTCTTACTGTGCTTCGCAGCGTTTTTGAGCGGCGGTCAACCGCCCCGACGCCCCGGCCATTTGAGGAAATTATTGCTCGGATCGACCGGGGCTTTGGCACCGATACGGTTGTGCCGGGAATATCTGCTGCTACTGCGATGCAGGTTGCAACGGTGATGGCCTGCGTTCGGGTTATTGCAAACGGATGTGCCACGCCTCAACTGCATCTGTACCGGGAAAACAAAGATGGCACGCGAATGCTGGCCACTAACATTCCCGAATACCGGATGCTGAATCGTCGCCCAAATGAATGGCAAACGTCCTTTGAATTCCGCCGCACGATGACGATGCACGCGGCGTTGACTGGCAACGCGCTTGCGATCAAGGTGATGGCAGGCAACCGGGTGCGGGAACTTATCCCCGTGCGCCCCGGATATTTCCAGATTGACAAATTAGCCCGCTATGACGTCCGCTATCGGGTTTGGGATGAATTCGGGCCGATTGGCGAGTTTGGGCCGGAAGAAGTGTTTCATCTGCCAAACTGGCAATGGGATGCTGTCAAGGGACTGGACGCTGTTGCTCTGGCGCGGTCGGCGATTGGCTTGTCTATGGCCGCTGAAACAAATCAGGCTTCGCTGCATTCAAACGGCGGGCGTCCGGCTGGCATTCTGACAACGGAGCAGAAACTTTCGCCGGAAGCACTTTCCCGGCTGCGCGAAGCATGGGCAGAATTTACCCGTTCAAATCGAAATGGCACGGCCATTCTGGATAACGGCATGGAATACAACCAACTCGCCATGACGGGTGTTGACGGGCAGCACTTGGAAACGAGGCGGTTTCAGGTAGAAGAAATCTGTCGGGGTTTTGACGTGTTCCCGCAGATGATCGGGCATTCGGACAAAACATCGACTTATGCTTCTTCGGAAGCGTTCTTTGCCGCGCACCTGAAACACACACTTGCCCCGTGGCATCAGCTTTGGCTGCAACGTCTTGATGAGTTTGTGCTGGATGGCGCGGGGCCATTGTTCTGCGAGTTTGACGCCCGTTATCTATCGGCGGGTTCGATGGTTGACCGGGCGCAATGGGCGCGGACAATGGCTGAATTGGGCATCTATACGCGGAATGAACTGCGCGACGAGGAGGGGAAAGACCCGCTTCCTGGTCTTGATGACCCGCTAACCCCAATGAACATGGTGGGCGCTGCCCCCAATACTGATGGAGGCGCAAATGACGCGCAGGCTTGAGTGCAAAAATGCGCCGATGCACGAAACCCGTGCATTTGCGTTCGAGGTCCGTGCCGCTGACGAAGATGGTTCAATCGAAGGCTACGGCAGTGTTTTCGGCGTCAAGGATGCATTTTCGGACATTGTTGCAAAGGGCGCTTTCGCGGCTTCCTTAATGGCACACAAGGCCGATGGAACAATGCCAGCGATGCTTTGGCAGCACGATTCATCCGCGCCTATTGGCGTCTGGACTGAGATGGTTGAAGATGAAAGGGGCCTGAAAGTCAAAGGCCGGATCGTTCTGGAAAGTGAGCGGGGCCGCGAAGCACACGCTCTACTGAAAGCGGGTGCCTTGCGGGGCCTTTCCATCGGCTTCATGTCTAAGGAATGGTCCTATAACCAAAAAACAGACATTCGCACGCTGAAAAGCGTTGACCTGTGGGAAGTGTCGCTCGTGACGTTCCCGGCGAATACGAAGGCAAACATTGAAAGCGTGAAATGCGCGATTGATGATATTGCCTCCCCAAAGGATGCTGAGAAAAGCCTGCGTGAGGTAGGGTTTTCAAAGTCAGACGCGACGGCCCTTGTGTCGCGCGTCATGCGTATGGGCGAGGAGCGGCGCGAGGCTGCACAATCTGCCGTTCAACTGAAACAGGCCGCAGACCGGCTTCTTTCTGCCCTCTCCAAATAAGGAAACCAATCATGTCTTACATGACCGACTTTGCGGCTTTCCGCCGCAAGCTGGAGGCTGTTGGCGTTTATGAAAAGCGCGAAGCCCCCGACATGGCCGAAATTGGCCGCACTATCGAGAAGATCGGCTCGGCCTTTGACGAATACAAGAAGGCCAACGATCTGCGTCTTGAGGAAATCGGCAAGAAAGGCGTTGCCGATCCTCTGCTTGACAGCAAGCTGGCCAAAATGGACGCTGATCTTGACGCCCTGAGCGAAGTCAAGAAGCGCCTGGAAGCCGTTGAAACCCGTGCCGCGCGCCCTGGCGCAGGCATTGGCAAGGACGGTGACCGCGTTTCCAAGGAAGCCCAAGAGTACAAGTCGGCCTTCATCCAATGGCTCCGCTGCCCGCAAGAGCCGTCGGTGCAACAGAAGATGCACGCGGCCAAAGCCGCCGTGGAAGCCAAGGCCGGTGCCGGTGATCTTGAACGCCGCGCCGCGCAAGTGGTGACTTCGACGGGTTCGGCGGGCGGCTTTGCTCTGCCCGAGGAAATCGAACGCACCATTGCGCGCCTGTCGGTGGACATTTCCCCGATCCGCCAAATTGCGACGGTTCGCACGGTTTCGACGCCGGACTACAAGGAACTGTTCGATGTCAACGGAGCGAGTTTTGAATGGATCGGCGAAGGTGACACGCGCGCCCTCGGCACGACCCCCGATCTGGCCGAAATTGCGCCCACGTTTGGCATGGCGTCGGCGCGCGTCCGCGCTTCGGAAGAATCGCTCGATGATCTGTTCTTCGATGTTGAAGGTTGGCTCGGCGTTTCTGCCGGTGATGCAATCGGCAAAGGCGAGGGCGCGGCGTTCATTTCCGGAAACGGCACGAAACGCCCAACTGGCTTCCTTGCTGGCCCGACGCCGCTGAGTACGGCAGATGCATCCCGTGCTTTTGGCACTCTGCAATACATTGCAGGCGGCGCTGCATCGACCATGCCGACATCGGCGGACGTGTTTTACGACATGGTGTACAGCCTGCGCGCCCGGTATCGCTCGAATTCCCGCTGGGTGACTTCCAAAGCGATTCTTGCGTCACTTCGGAAGTACAAGGACACGACCAACCAGTATCTCTGGCAGCCGTCCTTGTCTGCGGGCCAGCCGGAATCGTTCATGGGCTACGGGATTACCGAAGCTGAGGACATGCCTACGGTAGCGGCAAACGCCTTCCCGCTGGCGTTCGGTGACTTCCGCGAGGGGTATCTGATCGTTGACCGCGTAGGGATGCGTGTGACGCGGGACGAAATCACCTTGCCGGGGTTTGTGACATGGTACATCCGCAAGCGCGTGGGTGGCCGTCTGCGCAACACCGAAGCGATCAAGCTGCTCAAAATCTCCACTACCTGATCGGCTTTACCAGAGGGGGCGGGATTACTCGCCCCCTTCGTCAAGTCGAACCTGAAAGGCTTCCCATGCTCAAGCCAGTTCGCACTGTTGCGCCAACATCTGCAATCCTGTCGCTGGGCGAGGCCAAATCGCATTTGCGCGTTGATCACGACGCAGAGGATGGAGTCATTTACGACCTGATAGCCGCCGTCGATGCCTATTTAGACGGGTGGTCTGGCGTGTTGGGGCGGTGTGTAATGCCGCAGACATGGATTTACCGCACCGCAACCTTGGAAGACACCCGGTTGCCCTTCCCGGACGTGCAAAGCGCGGTTGTGCGCTATCTAGATGCGGCTGGTGTAGAGCAGACCTTGCCCGCGCAAAACTACCGCCTGCACAACGACGATCAAGGTGGTCTGCTGGAACTGGTGGACGGCGTTGCGCAGCCTTCGGTGCTTGACCGGATCGACGCCGTGCGGATTGAGGCGGTTTATGGGATGGCCGCAGTGCCGCCTGCACTTAAACAGGCTGCGCTGCTGATGGTCGGGTTTCTGTACCAAAACCGCGAAGGCAGCGGCGAAAAGCCCTATGCGGTGGACATGCTGATTGCCCCGTTTCGGCGTGTAAGTATCTGATCGCCCCGTAATCGGGCGATGAAACATCATCAAAAATCGGAGAGTACCAAATGACGGTTTCGGCAAAACTTTCGGCTGTCTTTGAAGCATCGCAGGTCGGGACGAACGACTACGGCGGGCCTAATTTCAGCGCAGTCATGCAGGATGTGCTGCAGCTTTCAAATGGAGGCGGCGCAGGTCAAGCGAACATTCTTTTTATGGACGAGCGCACGGTTGCATCGGCTGCAAACGATGATCTGGACCTGAACGGCACTGCCCTACAAACGGTGTACGGGGCGAACATTGCTGCTACGTCGATTGTAGCGGTGCTGATCGTCAACGCGCCGCGCCTTGCGTCGGACCCGGTGAATACAACCAGCCTGACCATCGGTGGGGGCACTAGCCCAGTCACTACATTCATGGGCGGCACGACTCCGACCTTCGGGCCTATTCGGCCAGGCGGATTTCTGTTCTTCGGCTGCGACGCAGTAGGTGGTGTCGGCGCTATCACCGCTGGCACGGCGGATATTCTGCGGATCGCAAACAGTGCAGGCGCGTCGGCAAAGTATCAAATCGCATTGCTGATGCGCGGCTGATGGACGCCGGTTCCCTTGACCGGCGGGTTCAATTCCGCCGGGGTCAGATTTCGGATGACGGCTTTGCGTCGG